GCCAGAAATATTTTTCCTTCCACAAAGGTATGTGGAGGCATCTTTAGCCCAAAAGTATATTGAGAGGGGAAAAGAATCTATTATAGGGTAAGCCGAAGGCCCTACACATCAATTCTTACGTAAAGATACTCCCTTATGATCCGAAAACTCTCTTAAGGTCATTCATAAGGTAAATGATATATTTAATGTCTAATATCAAGACTAAAAATTGTTCTATACAGTAGCGACAGGAGGAATAGAAATAAACATTCCTAGTCTGAAGTCATCTGTTACAGCCCTATGTATAGTTGGCTCTATAGTATACCCAGCACCAGCTAGTGTGAGTGTATTGTAGTACAGATTTACTTTTCTGCCTGTTTCGAAAACAGTAGATGCTTGCATAGAAGCAGCGATACCTATTTCTGAAAAGACAGGTGTAGAGGCGTATTTTGTATATTGTGGTACATCTGCGATAATACATGCGTCAGTTACATCTCTAATAATTATACCAGAATTATGGGAATAAAAACCCAATTGAGCGTCTGGTAACGCATTAGTACTCTCTATAAGAAAACCCCTATTATTGGAGGTAAAATGAGAGGACAATAAATAAGGGCGAGGAGTAGTACTACCAATAAAAGTCTGATTTATCGTAATACGAACACCCCCTCGCATCAAAGCATATAAAGGTGCATATGTATTAAATGGTTCAATATACGCTCTCTTGTTTACTACACCTGCAGTAATATCACATGCAAGTAAAGAATAGGGATTAAGCCTAAATTTGTAGCTAACAAGAGGAGCGGTATTGACATCATTAACATTGCCGCCTGCTTTAAGCAAAGTCAAAATTGACTCTGTAGCTTCTCCGATGCATGCAGAAGCATAATCATACTTTTTATTAGGAGTGGGAGATCCACCTCCAATAACGGTGGTAGCTATCTCACAGGGATCCATTCCACCTGAACCACCAGATTGTAAAGTGGCAGGAAATGTAAAATAGTTATCCGCTCCCTCATCTGATTGACGCATAGCTAATTCAAAATCAGAACCACCCCTACCTTCTACTAAGAAGGTAATTGTATCACTAGTCTCACCACCTCCAACTTTAATCTTATCCACAAGATATACATTAAGTCTACCGATGGCTTCTCCCAGACTTATATTACAGTAAGGAGCTGAAGAAATATATGGTATAGTAATCTCAAATTCATTACCACATCGAATATCAACTATTTCTCTAAGACAATTCGAAGAATTCAGAGTAGTCATAACAGGGATAGGCACATTGGCAAAAGGCACAAAAACAAACATAAGACGTCCAATATGGAATTCAGTCTTAACCATAGTAAATTTTAAAACCAAAGATCCCCTATACATAGAAAATTGAGAAGCTAGAAAGGCCACAGGTGTATAATTACGAAGTGTGGCACCACTATCTACAGTATTACGTATAAAATTTCTAGGATTAATGTCAAGTCCATATAAAAGTGTACCATCTGCAATAGCTGTAGTGACATAAAACAACGCAAATATAGCTGAACGTTGAGCTAAAAATGATATGGACATTTCGTCCACATCTGTCCCACTCCACCCATCAATATAACCTACATCATTAGTGCTAGATAGAGCTAATGTCTGTGAAGTAGATTTCTTATTATAATTGGACATATATGGATTAGACCACTTAGTCATTCTATGTGGAGGATCATTAATCCTTGGAGCCGAAAATCCCCAAGCATATGCTGCTTTTGAAGCTGCATCAAGTAACCAAGACATAGGTGTGGCAATAGAAGATAAAATAGGGATAGGTGATAAAGCAGTAGCAACACTTGTAGCTAATTTCAAACCATTCGAGATGGTTCTTTCTGAATCCATTTCTTCATCAATAATATTTTTCTTGCTCTTTTTCGAGGTGGTTCCCCCTGCTTGAAATCGCACTTTCTTATCAAAGAAGTCTACTCCACATTGAGGGACAGTATTACCAAAGAGTTCTATATCTTCACAATGCACATATATGGTATAATCAGCTGAAGAAATACCACCCACAGAAGTAATTGGTACAGCTCCATATAAGTATATAAGTCCTGGTGTACCAGCTCTAGCTGTGGTCCACGGAACTAATGGCATAAAAGATTGGGCAGTAACCCAAGGTACTCTAAGAGTTACTGAAGAATCACAATTAATATCAAATCTTGCATGTAAAAGGGAGGAAACCTGAGTAATAGAGTGCATATAAAAAGGATTGAAAAATGGATTATTAACTGGATTTCCTCCATTAGGACAAAAAGCCAGAAAATATAACCCTTGATCAAACCTACTGGCAGTCACTTTAAGAGTAAAACACATGGTTGCCTTAAATCCATATATACCCTTTAACTTATCATGCCACATGGGAAAAAGAGGATTAAATACAGCAGAAGTACAATCCTGTAAATAAACAGTAGGTGAACCAGCTGTAGTAAGGGTACCATCAACTAATGGCATTGGTTTAGAAAGAAAAGTGCGAATATCCTGAAAATTATAATCAGAAGACATAACACTTGAGGGCATTTTTCTAGGAGAAAAAATCTTAACATCATTGACTACTCCTGAATCAATGAATTGAGTAGTGGAGGTGACTTCTGTTTCACCTTCAGTCTGGGAGGCATCAAAACCAGCAGATTCTCCTGCTTGGAAGTGAGCTATAGTTTGGGGCTTCTTAGGCCTGGCAGTATCATGTAAGTTAATTGTTGTAATCATAATTGGAATTTTGGTTTTAAAAATGATTCTTTTCTGTACATCTCAGGTACCGATGGACCACATCGTTGCTTTAATTTCGTAAAACGGAAGTTATGCGTATATATATATAAGGTACTAAATATTCTCATAGTCTTCCACACTATATATATATAAGCATAATCTAATATAATTAATAAACTATTTTTGATATTTTACATTTTATACTTTTTAGGGTTTTTATAATTTTAATAATAGAAGAATCTAAAAATATTCTTTCCTATTCATAATAGCATGTCTATTTACTCTGTAACTAACTTGTGGTGGATACCAACTCAAGTATCTATCACACGAATTTATGATAGTCACAGCATGATAATCATAAACATGTTTTGGCCATAAAGCCAATTCCCTCAAACACCATTCAACATTACTCTTAGTAATATCCAATATTTTATCTTCTCTGGCCCAACCAGGTGTTGTCAATATTACCATAAGTTCCAGGGGACATGTATAAGTATCACTTTCAGGATCTTTCATATATTGTCTTTTAAGAAAAGTGACATCAGACAATTTTCTAAAAGGATTAATAAAAGACTCTTTAGTATCAGAAGTATACATCAAGCCTAATTCCTTCATATATTTCTGTATCGTAAATTCATTAAATATATTCCTCTTGGGATGCGCAACCGATGCATTAGCATCATCGCCATACACAATAAGATATACATATCTTCTAAAATCCTTCAAAGAAGATAAATCATTATCGTGGGACCTCCACCAGCAATACCTAAACGCAATGAGATTATATAATGAATTAACAATAACCGTGAGAGGATGTCCACTTGGTAGAGAATTGTACCACTCAAAAACATGAACACCATGAATATGTTTTGATTGTGTAAGATCCAACCATAATATAGTTCTAACTCTCTCTTCCTCGGGAGATCCATTATACCAAGAGTTAATAAGGTCCAGAATAATATTATATATTACTCTTTTTCCCGAGGCGTCAAAACCGGAAAAATCCCCTGCAATAAAACCTTCCTCATCAGGATGACTAAATTGGGTAAGTTTTCTTCCTATGTGATCCCACTCCGTGAAAGGATTAGTACCTACTCCCACTCCATTCTCTATGCGATTCTTAAGTATCCAAAGAGAGAAAGCTCCGAAATATCTTCTAACTAAAATAAGGTGTTGAAAAGGAACACCAGAAAATAGTCTAGTTTTACCAATCATAGCTTTTTCTAATGAAGTTTTCTCATCCTTTAAATTATCAACATAAATAGTTTCTGGTCTGATACCTTCAATACATTTGATTTCCAAATGTCGCGTTTCCTCTATAAGAGCAATTCCTTCTAAAGTTAAACATGGATCTTGATCAGAACCAAGCCACTTTTGTTTACCCCTAAGTCCCCTTCGTTCTTGGGTAAGAGGATAACCAGGACTAGTAGTTCTACTAATAGGACCATATTCTGGATCTTCTTCTATACCAAAAATAGATTCCTCTAAAGTGTATAATCTAGAATCAACCTTCGTCAATGAGCAGCATTGAAGGTCGTCTAGTAAACACTCGCCGATGAATTCTAATTCGAAGATAGGTAAAGGAATATCATATTTATCATATTTCTTTAGAGCAGTAGTAAAAGCTTTTAAACTCATATCTGTAGTGCTCAATTCTTTCATATTCCATTTCTTATAAAGAGGACTATGAACTATTTTAGTATCAGTAACATGTTTCACTGGTAAGGAAACATCATATATTTGTGGCAAACCACTAGGTATAGATACATCCTTTATAGGAGGAGCCTGGAATTCCACTATACTGGATTCTATAATAGGAATGGATTCATTAGCCTTAGCCCTCACTTTTAATAAACATTCCCTCATAAGGGGAACTGAAAAACCGTGGCGTAATGGATAAGTAACTCCAGCCACGTGCATTCCAAATATTTTCGGAACCACTCGCGGATTCTCCACTATAAATAACGAACCACAATCTCCTTGAGAAGTACTGGCTTGATAGGAATAAGGTCTAATTAGCGCATAATCTGGTGTTTTACCACCAGTATCCACCATTATAGGCTCTTCCTCAATATGAGAAACTCCTGTATACTCGGAAATATGATCACCTGGTAACCCCACAAGCCTATAAGATATTGTAGAGCCCAATCTATCAACATGTTCTTTCAAAGGAAACTTATCTATGATATTCTTATGTACTCTTACTAATTTCCTAGGCAATCTTACACAAATGCTATCTCTATCTTTCATTTCTTGAGTCTGAATCAAATTATCAGATTCAGAGAAATCTCGAATAGTTAAATACGCTCCTGGTTGCAGTCCTTCATCAGTGTGTCTCATAAGACGCACGCAAGAATCCAGAGTACAGGAAGATTCATCAGATTGAGCAGCACTCAACATAAGTTTAACAAAATGTTGAGGCATCAGTGCAAGATTATCTACTATAAACGTAACCATACCAAGACTTTCCCAAACAGTATCTTCATTAATGTTCTCCTTTATACAGGGAGTATACATTAAACGATACACATTAGTTCGTAGAATGGAATCAATAGCGGAACGCCCATTTTGATCATGAATAGCTCCAGCTTGCAACTTTACTTTCTGTCTAGCAGCTTTGCGTAATTTAGTAGCATAACCACTTTGATATTCATTCTTTGTCCCAAAGAATTCTCTCAAAGTGAGAGATAATCTTCCATTAGCCCTATCACGTGAGATTTCCCAAATAGAGGGATCCTCAACACAAGTATGTACTTTACATTTCTTATTACTTATTATAGAAACAGGTGTGTCTAACCACACAGCAGGATCCGTATCTATGACACTAGAATACATAGTGCATCCAGGTTCTTCACAAGTAATATAATATTGTTCTCTCTTAGCAGGATATAATAAATAACCAATAGCTGGAATAACTAACGCTCCCACAGTGAGGTAATAATATTTAAATTCACATATAAGATTATAATACGGAAAGACCTTGTTCAATATACTCTCCCTTGATTGCCAAACATCGCTAAATTTACTCTTGAGCGTTCCTTTATAAGTTATATATTGCGAAAATCGCTCTATATGAGAAGGGGGTAATGCAACCAAAAGATCCTTAAATGTTTGAGTCATAGAGTTCAATTTAATAAAAGTAGAGAACTCTCGAGCATAAGAATCAATTAAAATAAGACATAAATCTCTCTTCGAAACAAAACTCCTATGACATTGATTATAAAAATCAGTCAGAGAATCTATAGTTATCAAAGAATTATTTCGTCTTATGACGTCCATAAATCTGTCATATTTCTCTCTAAGAGTAAGATCAGAACTTTCTTCGAGAGAAAAGTCATCAGATAACTCATCAGATTTAATGGATAAAGCAGGAAGACCAAGAACAGTATCTAAATCTTCCATTTCACAATAAGCGTCCGCCTTAGAAGCAGTAATAGCTAATTGTTGGTTCTTTTGTTCAAAACGTCTAATTCTTTCGTTATAACCTTCAACAACTCTTGTAACGATTTCATCAAAAGAAAAGGATTGACTAGTCTGTCTACGCAAATTAAAGTCATAGTGTGAATAATCCACACACTCTGGATCAAAATAAGTTCCATTGTCATTTACGGGTAATTTAGTACCATCTAATTTTCTTCGCAGAGTAGGGTTAATAGCATCCTCCATATATTGTTGTTTAACTGTAACATGGATAGGAATATGCATACGACGTATTAAAGCCGCAGGCTCAGACAAACTTTGAATATTATCAAATTCTCCTTTATTCGTAGTAAGGATAATAAAGTCAGAGGAGAAGAAAGTAGAACCCTTCTTCTCTAGGGTAGCCATATGGAGGAGATAAGGATCTTCACCAACAGCTCTCATAAGCTTCATATATTCATTATCTGGATTTCCCGCTACATCGACACACTGTCCAAAATCATCGAATAACGTGAATTTCCTATTATAATCATAACCATCCCAAAATCCGTTCTCTTGGGCACATGGATATACATAACGCCCGGTATTTTTATCAAATTTGGAAAGAAATTCCTTATCCTTACAATACGCTCTATGAGCAATAGAAGCTATAAAGTGCGATACCATCTGTGATTTAAGCTGTCCAGGTGGCCCAATAAGAACTAACACAATAGGTTCAGGTCTTCTACCATCCAAGTTAAAATTAGATTCGCGCATTTTAGAAGATAGAGCAGTAAGCATATTAAGCTCCGATGATAAGGCGGATATACTAGCAGAATCTCTAACATTCAATCTAATCTTTTTACCAGTTTCAATAAGAAAATTAACTGTTTGATAGTTTTCATCGGTATAAACAAAAGATTTTGTGTTTATCTTATCTATAACAACTTGAACTTCATCAATAAATTGTTTAACTTCACTACTATTAACAAAAAGGTATCTGAGTGAATTAGGTACATAATCTTTAAAGCCAGCATAATCTACAACAGCTACAATAAGCCTAGAAAACCAGGTTATTATGCTTGTCAATCCTTCTCTAAATTTCTCAAAACTGGAAATAGATTGAACTATTTCCTTAACAGAACTCTTTGATAATTTGGAAGAAAATAAGGATGATATAACCATAAAGGCTAATCCTGTTCCTAGATCACTCCCTGCTTGAGGTTTAACACTTTCTTCATCTCTCATAAGACTAAAAGCTTTCATAAATAAATCAACAAATATGTCACGAGCGAAAATAACTAAACAAATAATACTCAAAAAGAAAACATTATAATTGTAATCTTCTGACCCACTAACTAAACGATGAGCTGTAGTGGAGCAAAAGAAGACAATACTCATAATCTTAAGAGTAGCATTCGTAAACGATTTAGATCCTTTAGAAACTAAGTCATTCATTGCTGAGGAAGCCTGATCCTTAAACTCAGGTCCTTTAGCATTTACAAGAAAATCCACCTTATCCAGTAGGTTTTGTATCTGACTACTACTATTAGAAATTGCAGGTAAATTATCCTTAAATAAGGATACTATAGATTCTATATCCTTCTGGGTATCACTAGTGAAGAAATCAAACATCTGAGGTTGGACTTTTCCAAAAGAATCTAACCAAACACTAGTTTGATCAAAAACTCTTTCAATAATCTTATTCTCAAAATCAAAATTAGTACTGTCATCCTTTACTTTAAAAGTAAAACTAAGGAAAGCAGAAATAGAATTATCAGAATACAAACTAATGCGGATATTAGCTTTCTTAAATATAAAAGTGCTTCTGCAACTTTTGAATTTAATAGTAACTGTAGTACAACTTACAAGAGAAAGTTGTTTATCACTTTCTAATATGTTTTTGTGTCCAATTCTTTCTCGCATCATGAACGTTCCTGTCTTGTGTATGGGATCTCTCATGGACTGTTTGTTAAAGAAACGGGGTTTATAGTGTTTCTTAGGTAACCCATTAAGAGATATAAAATCTTTAAGGCAGCCTTCATATTGCTTTTGAAGTAATTTAACCGAACGCTTAAACGTGAAATCACTCACATCAAGAGTAGAAACCGAACCAAAAAGTCGGGGGGGCGTCTTAAGCCTGGCGTTGTTTAATAATTCAGTATTTGGTGTAATCATAATTGGAAAAATTTTTGTGTGTTCTTTCACACTGTCAGATCTGCCATATCAGGGTGGTAGTTTAAAGTCCAACCAGGGACCTCCTAATTTAACCTCTCAGGCATGAGGAATATTTTAACTTATATCAATAAGAGTATTCATACTATAGTCTAATTTCAGGATCCTATACTGTGTTCCCACAGGAGAATACATCAATACTAAAAATACTAACACAAGCCCAGTGACTACGCATAGTATGGGGAGAATTGGTATTAAGTTCTATCAGCGGAACTCCAGGTAATAATGAGTACGTGAAAAATAAACAAAGATGCGATGAAATGCTAATCTCGTACCAGGAGATAGTCATCGTTATTTTTGGTTTTTATATTTTATAATTTTTATAAATTTTTAAAAGTTTTAAAAAGAGTAAAGGGATATTTTATTACTCTAATACTAAGAAAATCAACAGATAAAATAAGAAAA